AGAGTTTCGAGTTGACGTGCTTTTAAAGTTTGGAGAGCTTGGCGTTGAATGGATAGATGATATGCGCATTATCAAATTTGGCAATTTAAACATTATGCACGGCCACGAATTTGGCAAGTCGGTATTTAGCCCTGTTAATCCTGCACGTGGTCTATACATGAGGGGCAAAGAGAATTGCATCGCTGGCCACAATCACCAAACAAGCAGCCACGTTGAACCAAGCATGAACGGCCATGTGGTCAACACGTGGTCAACAGGATGCCTTTGTGAGTTGCACCCAGCTTATATGCCCATCAACAAATGGAACTTGGGCTTTGCCTATGCAGAACGTGAACAGGATAACGGGTTTACGGTTCACAACCACACCATCATTAAGGGTAAAATTCGATGAGCCTACGCCATGAGCAGCACGCATCTTTGTTAATTACCCGTGAGTTTCTGCTCGACTTGCTGAACATAAGCACCCGACCAAAGACCGTTAAGGAATTGAAAGCAAGGGCGCAAAGGTGTCTAAGACATTACCCACCGTTAGATGTGGATGGCAGTCCTATCTTTTCAAACGATACTTTTGGGCGCGATGCGAAATAAATAGGCGCAAAGTCAGGGTATAGGCTTACTTTTTTAGCTACAAAGTAAGTTCATAGGCTGACGTTTACTATCTTTGTGGCAACAGTACCCCGAACGCATACCGTTAGAACTGCGTACCAGTCATGGGTCTTTTACTTAGCCCGTTGTAAGGTTTGTGGTTATCCTTGCAACGGGTTTCTTTTTATCTTTGCGATAATCAAACTTAGCATGCCTCTGATTTAAGCACACTTTGCCGAGTCTTTTCGACCAGTCGTAAGGTTTGTGGTAATCCTTGCGGCTGGTTTCTTTTTATTTATTTTCACTTTTGTAAGTTTCGTGATATTTTGATAGAAAACGAATTGTACTTTTGTCCTATCAAATAACCACAAAAACAAACCACAATGGAACTACAAACAACACTTTTAGGATTTAGTAAATTAGCCCAATCGGTTCAAATTTCAGTGCAAGATTGGAACGACCGCTACGACAACGCAATAGAGCAGCTAACGGAAAACATCGCAATGTATCACGCTGATGACCTTAAAACTATCTCAATTACCTTCGGAGATAATATGCTTGAAATTACAATGTATGACCGTGAGCGGATCGACTTTAGACCGGTACACATTGAGCAGCTACCGGCACTACTTGAAATTTGCCTTGCCGAATGGAACGCTTACACATTGGCGCACTTAAACGGAATGACTAAACACAATAGAAAATAAAAGCCATGAGCACAACCACGAAAATGAAGACTTGCCATGACTGCGAAGAAGGGCAAAAATACGAGGACACAAGCCGACAATGCACAAAGTGGCGTAACGAATGCTGCGGAGGTTGCGGCTATTATTATGACTGCGAAACTTGCAACGGCACGGGCGAAGTAGAAGATGAGGACGAAACCGAAGAAAACAAATAACCATGACCACACTAACACAACTCGAATCTGCGCTAAAAAACACGCCAAACCTAAGCGCATTGGCATACCTAAAAGGAGCGATTGCGGCAACACGCCTAAACTCCGACACCTCCGCACACATCGAATGCGACAAGGTAACTCTGGGCGAACTTGCACGCGCTTTACAAGTGGAAAGCCATTGGAATGGGCGCACTTATAGCCTAACCATTGAAAATGGGGCGCACTTTGTAATTCTTCAAACGCCTGTAAATTCAAACGCAAAATGAAAATGACAGCAGAACAACTGGCGGCTATAAAGCAAAGGCTATCGGAACGTAAATTCTTGCCCGATGTAAGTGTGGAGGGGCTATGTATTGCAGCAATGCGAGTCCATCAGATAGAATGGGAGCAGATAACAAGAAAGTCCAACCTTCCTCACGTTGTGAAATGTCGTGAGCAAATAGCCTATATTATCTACACCTACATCAACCAGTCTACTTATTTAGATTTGGGTAAGTTGCTGAATAGAAACCATGCTACAATCATGCACAACGTAAGGCAAGCAAGAGGGTATCTATCAATAGAGCCAAAGTACAAGCATCAAATTGAAACAATAGTAAAGCTGGCAAAGGAATGGGAACAAGAGCAAATAACGGGCAAATGAGGATACTAAACTGTTATGCTGGAATTGGGGGCAACCGTAAGCTTTGGGGCAATGAACACGAAATTACTGCTATTGAGTACAGTCCTGAAATTGCAAAAGTGTATTCCGATTTGTACTTAAATGACACGGTAATAGTTACCGATGCTCACCAATATATATTGCACAATTTTAAGCGCTTTGATTTTATTTGGAGTTCACCTCCTTGCCCGACACATAGCAGAACAAACTATTTTACGCAAGCAATAAAAAAAGTACCTACATACCCTGACATGAAATTGTGGCAAGAGATTATTTACTTAAATCAATTTTTCAAAGGGCTTTGGATAGTTGAAAATGTAATACCATACTACGAACCGTTCTTACCTCAATATACTCAAATTGGCAGACACTTTATTTGGAGCAACTTTAGAATACCGAAAATTGAAATGCCTAAAAATGAAATAGGAACAATGATGAAGAAATATGTAGGGACAGGAAAACACGCTCACGACAAATCACTTGAAGATAGGAACGCTGTTAATTCTGAATTAGGATTACACATTCTTAATTGCGCCATTGGAAAGATTTCAATTAAAAAAGATTACAAACAACATAGTTTATTTGAACAATGACCGACCGCACCAAAATAATCCGCGCCCTACTCATGCAAGGCAGCTACTCCGTTGTCGACTTACAAGCCCACGTTAGCCGAATACAACAACGCAAGAAGTGGAGTGATAGCGTTATCGAGAATGAGTTGAAGAAGTTACCAGTTACTAAGGATGGGAATCTTTACACTATTGAACCATGCCAGTAAACAAGTCCGCTTTCAAACGCTATCTAATCCTAATACGTGAGCTTCGAGGTGCAAGCTACGAGATGCCACTATCAAGGTTTGCATTGGCTGACCGAATCAACTCGTCCCTGGGAAATGATATTTCTGCTGCAACTATTGAAAAGGACATCCATACGCTGCGGCATGATAGCGACCTTGCCTTTTTCGTCCCGATCCGAGCGCGTAAATTAGGCTATTGGATTGAGGACGACTACCTACTATCCGACCACATCGCCAAAACGTGGCGGATCTAAACACTAAAGAGCCTCCGGATGGGGGCTTTTTTTTGTAGAATGAAAATAATGTTTATATTTGCACCCGTTCGGAGTTAGACGCCCGAATGTTAAAACGATATGATTCACACATTCAACATTTTGCGAGGGTAAAAACATTACGGGCGGCCATGTCGCGTTCGTAATTACTGTGCGTCTACACAGCCCTTGCATCTTTGTTATACCATGAGTAAAATAAGCCTATTTAAAAAGTTACCGTTAAAAGGTCAGCCGCATATCTGCGATGAAGTAATGACGATGTTTGACTTCTTTAGTGCCGTTAAGTACGGCCAATGGAAAGACCAAGTTATTGCAATTCGTGGAATTGAAGATAAAAATAACCGAGATAGGGCTAAAAAAAACCTACCATCCGTTACCATTTCGGGAACTTTTAGAGAAAGGAATGGAGAAAAACTAATTGAGCATAGCGGTTTTTTAGCAGTAGACATTGATAAGTTCAATAATAAAACCGAACTAATAGCAGACCCCTATACTCATGCCCTATTTTATTCAGCAAGCGGTCGTGGTATTGTTTCTGTTGTTAAGGTAAATCCCGAAAAGCATAAAGAAAGCTACGCATGGTTATCGAATTACTACTTTACTACTTATGGAATAGTGGTAGATGAAATGCCGAAAAACGTGGCATCGCTTCGATTTGTAAGCTACGACCCCGAAATTTTTATAAATGAAAAGAGTAAAAAGTCAGGAGTAAAAGCCGAAAGCCGCGCTAAAATTCAAAGTATTCCAGTTGTTTGTCCTCCGTCAGTTGCTGGTGAAATGTGTCAAGAGGTCAAATCATTGGGTATTGATATTGCGCCCGACTATGAATCTTATTTGCGTTTAGGGTTATCGGTTGCGGCTGGATTTGGTGAGGACGGGCGGTCTATGTTTCATGCCCTGTGCTTTGCTTCGCCAAAATATGATTCAAGTCAGGCCGACAGAAAATATACCGAATGCCTAAAGACCGCGCCTCATTCAAAAGTTGGTGTTGGTACGTTCTACTGGATGCTAAAACAAGTAGGCATTCATGCACCTAAAACCAATAGCCGTTCGGTGCAAGTTGCCGCGATGGGAAAACGTTCTGGCCGACAAATTGAAGGGGTTGTCCAGCAACTTGTAGAAATTGACGGGCTAAGTCAGGAACAGGCTATGTCGGTTGCCAAAGAGGTTTATAGCCGCGATGACATAGACCTTCGCAAAGTTTCGAGTGATCCCGAAAACTTAATTGAAGGAGTTATGGAATGGATAAGGCAAAACCATCCAATTCGTAAAAATGCCATCACTCAAAAGCTGGAAGAAAACGGGCAAGAGGTAAGCAAAGAAAGGCTAAACAGTATCTATTTGCGTGGCCGATTAATGTTTAATACTAAGGATGTAACCTTTGACCTAATCGAACGGGTTATATTTTCGGACTTTACACAGGAATTTAACCCTATAAATGAGTACATTGACCATAACCGATACCGAAATGGGAAAGGTCAACTGGACGCGCTATGTCGCACCATAATAACCGACAGCCCTTACTCCGAAATCTTCATTCGCAAATGGTGTTTAGGATGGATTGCAGCGTTGAACGGCCATCCAGTACGTTCAGTATTGACTTTAGTTGGAGGACAAAACACGGGCAAGACTGAATGGTTTAGACGGTTGCCACCTTCACCACTTCGAAAGTATTACGCAGAATCAAAGCTAGATGCTGGCAAGGACGATGACATTCTAATGTGTCAAAAGCTATGGGTTATGGATGATGAAATGGGGGGCAAGTCTAAACAGGATGAAAAGCGGTTTAAGGAATTGACGTCCAAGTCGACCTTTAGCCTTCGCGCACCTTATGGCCGACATAATGAGGACTACAAAAGGCTTGCTATTCTTTGTGGAACATCAAATGAAGAAGACGTGATTAACGATCCAACTGGAAACACGCGAATACTTCCTGTTCGGGTTCAAAGTATAAACCATGAAGCATATAATTCTATTGATAAGGACGAATTATTTATGGAATGCGTGCGTGCTTATGAAAGTGGTGAAAGCTGGCAGTTGAGCCGCGAAGAACTTGCTCTATTAGATTCCGTTGGTAGTGAATTTGAAACGACACCGTACGAACGCGAATTGATTTTGTCAAACATTTCGCTGCCAAGAGCTGGGGCATATTCGTCTTTTTGCACGGCCACCGAAATTAAAGACCTAATTGAAACCAGAACAAAGCAAAAGATTTTTAGCATGAAGAGGTTTGGAATGGAACTAAAAAAGGTCTTTGGTAAGCCAATTGCAAAGCGTATAAATGGTTTTCCGTGTAAGGTTTATGAAATTATGAAGATGGATGACAACAATCCTACTACACGGGAAACCCACGACACCATTGACATTGATGAGCCTCCGTTTTAAATGTAGTAGGAAGAAACCAAAAATAAAGCGATGTTTCTTTCAAACGAAAAAAAATAATTCTGAAAAAATAAAATATACATCCATTATAATATATACACTTTCTTCCTACTACATCCTACTACAAGTGCTGAAAGCCACAGCCACACAAAGAAAAAGTGTAGTAGGAAGAAATTTTTTTACCCTACTACATCCTACTACATCCTACTACAATGATTGAACTACGAGAATACCAAACAGAAGCAATAACAGAACTGCGCAAGGGATTTAAAGCACACCACAGACAAGTTCTTTGCCTTGCAACGGGTGCTGGCAAGACGGTTGTATTTTCTGAAATGGTACGCATGGCTGCTGAAAAAGGAACGCAAACGCTAGTTCTTACGGATAGGGTAGAACTATTCGCTCAAACATTTGCAGCAATGGAACGCGTGGGCATTAAACCGCAATTGATACACGCTAAAGGAAACAGAACAATTGATATACACGCATTGGTTAGCGTTGGAATGGTTGAAACGGTAAAACGTAGGATTGATGCGATTGCATTCTACAAACCGTCTTTAATAATAATTGATGAAGCGCACAAAGGAAACTTCACAAAAATACTAGACTTGTTTCCAATGGCGCGAGTGATTGGAGCAACGGCTACACCAATAGGGAAACACTTCTACAAGTATTACACGGGCATTGTTTCAACTATTGACATTCCAGAGTTGGTTGCTAATGGCTACCTTTCAGAATGTCGAGCCTTTCAAATGCAAGATGATTTAAGCGATTTAAAGACGGTTGCTGGCGAGTACACGGAAGACAGTCTTTATGGCCACTTTAATAAACAAAAGCTATTTGATGGAGTGATAAGCGAATGGCACAAACACGCAAACGGTAAAAAGACAATTGTGTTTAACGTGAACATCCAGCACGCTATAAACATGACAATGGCCTTTAATGCTGCTGGCATACATTCAGAGTGCATAACAAGCAAAACGCCAACTGATGAAAGGAATCGAATACTTAGCGCATTTAAATTAGGGTTGTTTCCTGTGCTGAATAATTGTGGAATTTTAACAACTGGCTACGATGAACCGACAATTGAATGTGTAATTATGAATCGGGCAACTAAAAGCCTTGCCCTATGGCTGCAATGCTGCGGTCGTGGTTCGCGAGTTATTCATGGTGTGAAATCGGAGTTTACTGTTTTGGACTTTGGTTTGAACCACAACGAACATGGAATGTGGGCAGAGCCTAGAGAGTGGAAAATTGCACCTCCAAAGAAAAAAAAGACGCAAGACGTTGCCCCAGTTAAGGAATGCCCGAAATGTAATTCAATGCTATTTGCAAGCGCAAGGACTTGCCGATATTGCGACCATGAATTTCCAATGGATGGCAAGCCGCTAAGCGTTGGAAGCATGGTGGAATTTACACGCGAACGGGGCGCGTATACTGGGCGAAGGTTTAGCACTTTGAACGTGGATGAATTAATCGAACTGGAAGCATCAAAAGCGTACAAACCTACTTTTATTTGGAGGGTAATTAGATCACGTGGCAAAGCAACTATTCAAGAATACGCAAGCAAAAAAAGGTATTCGAGTGGATGGGTTTACAGGCAAGAAAAGGAAATTAATAATTCAGAATTTAACGACTACATCATAAAATGAAATCGGAGGCAGCAATACAGGGCGAATGCGTAATGTGGCTATGGAACGAGCGACCAGAAACACGATGCAAACTTTTCGAGGTTAACAATAACCCATTAAACAAAATAGACGGGGCAAGGCGTAAGGCAATGGGCATGATAGCTGGCGTGTCAGATTTAATTTACCTACGCGATAAGTTGCCGCCTTTGTGCATCGAAATGAAAGACGAAACGGGCAAGCAATCACAGGCGCAAAAGGACTGGCAAAAGGTAGCAGAATCCGTTGGATGCAAGTATGTAATCATTCGCAGCCTTGCGGAGTTTCAAGAATTGTTTGATGGCGAAGGATAAGGTAATAACGCTACTTACTACCCAACCAACCCACGTCCGAGCATTCCAACGCAACGAAAAGACGTATTGGGTGGATGGAATAGAGCAACGGGGCGAAGATTGGTTCTGTAGCATTCGTGAAGAAAACGGGCAAAAGTGGTGGTGGATTGAGGAAAGTAAGTGCAGATAACACAAAAAAAAATGATAACAGGATATAAAGAAAAGTCGGAATACATTAGTAAAAATGGCGTTACAAGTACCGTTTACCTAAT